CAGGTCATTGTCAAGAAGAAATCCAAGAATGTTGTAGCTGTAATGTCCGGTAGCCTCAAGTCCTACTTTTATTTTGTCTGACTTTTTGGTACAGTCTCGAATCGTCTGAAGCAGCTGCTTGAAGCCATCCATGTTATTGGGGATGGTAATGCAGTCGGCACGAATCGTTCCGTCCGAGTCGAGAATACAGCAGTCGTGCTTATCCTTGGCAACGTCAATTCCAACACAAACCATTTTGATACCTCCGGCGTATTTATTTCGATGCTGTTCAGGACCACAGACTTCTTTGCTCTTGTAACCTCGTTCTAAATAAACCGTCTGGCGGTATCTAACTGATTAACATTTCAACAAAGAAGCTGTGGTTGGAGCCTCCCAAAAACCGTCTTTGCGGTAGTAACGCCTCACCAATCCACAGCACCCTGAAACTATTGTAGCATTCCGCTGGAGAGCGGTCTATAAATACTACTATTTTATTATACGAGGTGAACGCCTATGGATATGGATTCCAGCCCCGGTACAAACCGGCTGGGTCAGACCATTGCAAAGCGAATCGGAAAGCAGATGGAGGGCGAAAGCTCTCTTGTTCTGGACTTTGGCGAAATCAAGGATGACGAGAGCCTTCTGACGAATACATTCCCAATACCCATCCCGAAGGGCGAGTACCACGTTTTGCGGAGCTTGACCTACGGGAAGGTTGGCGACATCCTTGCCAAGACGCAGAATATTGGCAGCCCCGGCAGCGGCGAACACGACCACAAAACCTTTGTGCTGAATAGCGTTCATGGGCCTGTGAAGGGAACTATCGGCACCCCTGCTTCCAGTCAACCTGACCCTCCAGACCCGCCGCAGAGCAGCACGGGAGGTGGTGGCCCTGAAGGTGCCCATCAGCACCACGTTCTCGTGCCTGAGAAGATGCGGAGCCTGAAACCGGGTGATCGTGTTCTCGTGGCATGGGTGCAGAACGAGGCCGTTGTCATTGATATTGTGGTCAGCTCGTAAAGGAGGTGGGCACAATGGCTCAAAAGTTATACCAGACCTTTGAAGTGCCGGAGATCATCAACGAGGAAGAGCAGCTCGATAAAGAGTACCACCGCAGTATGAAGTGGAACCCTGAGACGGGCGATTTTGTTCGGGATGGCTCAAACAGGGTGCTGGACTGTGACGGGCGCGAAGCGTTTATGATTTGGTGCTTTAAGGCCGCCCAGACTGAGCGGTACCAGTGCCTGGCATACCCTCGCTCCATTGGAACGGAGATGGAAAGCGTGAAGGACGATGACCGGGAGGTGGCACAGTCCATGGTGGAGCGCACCATTACCGAGGCCCTGAAGGTCAACCCTCGCACGGAATACGTCCGCGATTTTAAGTTCATATGGGACGGTGACGAGCTGCATTGTTCCTGTGTGGTGAAGGGCGTGAACTGGGGCGAGTTCCAAATCTCAATCTGAAAGAAAGGAGATGATGCGATACGCAGCCTGAATTTAATATGCCGGACTTCATGGAGGGGACATCTGTTGATGAAATCCACCGCAGGATGATGGCCGAGCTGCCCGATGACATTGACGATATGCCCGGTGGCTTCCCCTACGACATGACACGCCCTACTGCACTGGAAAAGGCCGAGCTTATAAACTTCCATCTGGCCCGCGCTATTATGATTGCGTTTCCGCAGTCCGCGTGGGACGAATGGCTTGACCTGCACGGGCAGCAAGTCCACCTGACCCGTCACGATGCTGTCCGCGCTACCGGCACGGTGACCGTTACCGGCTCTGCTGGCACGGTGCTGGCTGCTGGCACGGTGTTCTGTACCACGGCCACGGATGATGGCCCTTCGATTGAGTTCCGGTCGAATGAGGCAGCAACCATCCCTGATGCCGGCAGCATCGACATTGAGGTGACAGCCGTTGAAGCTGGAACCGGCTCCAATGTGAAGGCCGATACCGTGATTCTGATGCTCAAACCCATCAACAATATCACGGCCATCACCAATAAAGAGAGCATCACCGGCGGCACTGAACGCGAGAGCAACGATGACTTCTACGACCGGATTGCTGTGGAGTATAGCAACTCTATGACCTACCTCGGCAACGACACCGACTACAAACGGTGGGCAAAAGAGGCCGGAGCTGGTGACTGCATCGTTGACCCGGCGTGGAAAGGCCCCGGTACTGTTCGGCTTGTTCTGGTAGACGGTAACGGGCAGCCCGCAAACAAGGAGCTGCTGGATGCTGTATTCAACCATATTGTATCTCCTGATGACCGGGCGGCCCGCCTGCTGCCTACCGGCTGCGCCGAGCTGACCTGTGCGGCAGCCACCACTGTGAAGGTGGACTATACCTGTACCGGCCTTATCTACGACAGTGAGCATACCACTGTTGAGGAGATCGCTTCCCAGTTTGGCGAGCTGGTCAAAGCTCTGTACGGGGAGGCAAAGGCAAATAATGTCCTGCGCTACAATGATGTTCGCCCGCTGCTGGCCGACATCCCCGGCGTGACAGACTTCTCCACCTTCCTGATGAACGGCAGCATGAATAATATCACGCTGGCGAATATCGAATACCCTGCCACCGGCACGGTAAAGTTCAGCTAGGAGGTGCAGCGGGATGAAGGCGAAGAAAATTGACCTCGAAAATTTTCCTACCAGCGAGAGTGCCCAGCGAATGCTGGCCTCGGTCACCCCCGGCTTCTACGATAAGTCCTATGTTGGAAAGTGGCTGTATCAGGTCATGGGCCTCGAATTTGATGAGGCAGAAAAGCTGATTGCTGAGGAGCTGCCCCTGCAATTTTTCCCAGAAACAGCAACATGGGGCCTGATGTACCACGAAATCAAGTGGGGACTTCCTGTGCGCGATTATCTCTCCTATGAGGAGCGCAGGAAGCTCATCTACGAGAAGCGCGACCAATGCGCCCCAATGACCCCTTACCGCATAGAAACCATACTCGGAAATGTCACCGGATTCTGGGCCAATGTCTGCGACATCCACGATGGCGGCAAGTATGGCTATAAGGTGAGCCATCCTAATACTTTTATTGTGGTTTTCGTGGGCGATGGAACCCTGAACACCAAGGCCGTAAAAAGGCTGCTGGATTCTGCCAAGCAGTCCCATACGACCTATACGATGATCGACCGCATGGACACCGTGCTTGACTGCTCTACTCTGGAGCAGATGCTGCTGCGGAATATCAATATTAGAGCCGCCGTTCCGTTCTGGAGGGCGGCTCTGCTTGACGGCAGCGGCTATCTTGACGGTTCCATGCTGCTGGATTCCATGCGAGAGTATGATTTGCGGCTGGGCCTGATGTACCGTCAGGGCGAGTTCCACACGCCGCAGATCATCGACCTGAAAAAGCTGAGGGTTTACCTCCAGTACGGGGTATCTGAGCAGTACGCGAACCAGAAAGTGCGGCACAGCATGGCCGTGTATTTTTGGCCTGCTCTCCGGCTTGATGGCTCTGTATTGCTGGATGGCTCCGAGGGCCTGAACTGGTCGAGACAAGACTGGCCTGTTTCTATCAAGTACAGAGTGGGCCAGTTTGTCACCCGGAACGATACCATCATTCACCGGCTGAGGATTCCGCTCAAGGCTGAGCTGTCTGAATCCTATACGGCCAAGGCGAAGCATGGGGGCGAAGTTCATTTCTGGACGGCCCTGAAACTGGACGGCTCTGCAAAACTGGACGGGAGTGAGCTACTGGATAAGTCCCGGCAGCCGTGGCCTGTCGCTGTCGCTGTGGCTGCCTCTGCTCCTCGTATGGCTGAGGAGATGGAGAACGCCACCGTTATAACCCGGAAAGACCTTGCGTACATGGACGGCTCACTCCGTCTTGATGGCACAAGGATTTTGGATTCTGAATACAACAAGGAGGCTATCTAATGGCGAAAAATGTTATTATCACCAAGACCGCCAGAAAGAAGCTGGTGCAGGCGAGGGCCGGCATTATTGCCCTGCCCAAAATCGTTGGCATGGCTTTTGGCTCTGGTGGCGTGAACAGCAAAGGTGAGGTCGTACCTCCCACGGACAACCAGACCACCTTGACCGCTGAGATGTACCGCAAGAAAATCGACGGTTACAGCGTTCTGTCCGACACCTCCATCCGCTACGAATGCACCCTGACTGAGAGCGAGCTGGCTGGCAAGAGCATCAGCGAGATTGGCCTGTATGATGCCGCCAATGATTTGGTCTGCATCAAGACCTTTACCGCCAAGGGCAAGGATGACGATATCCAGATGACCTACACTCTGGATGACGTATTCTGAGCCGGGAGGGACGCAGCATGAAAAAGTATACTGTTGACCCCAAGACCGCGGCGTATTCTGATTCTATCGAGATCACCGAAACCACCGATACGAACCACGCCGATAATATCAATCAGGCCCCGAAGCAGCTGATGGCAAACACGGCCGAAAACCACCGGCGCATTGTCGCCATTGAAAACCGTAAGGTTCAGGCCGTCTACGATACCACTGACGGCGGCCTGAACTTCATCATTAAGGAGGACTAAAACATGGCAGATACCGTTATCAATTTCCCTCGTGATACCACGCTGAAGCAGCTGAACGCAATCCAGCGGGCCGCTGCTGCTGGCTGCTCTACCCCCGGTGCGGCAGACCTGTGCTATAAGCATTTGGTAGCCTGCGCCACCAGCAAAGCTGAGGTGGACAGCCTGTTTGTGGAGTGGTGGAAGGCGCAGTACGATTCCACCAAGTACACCAAGGTGCAGATGCTGGAACGCTGGTTCGGCAATGTGCTGGAAGATGACCGCGTCCACGGCTGCACCGTTCCGCTGTACCCCACCAGTACCTCTGCCATTGGTGAGCTGACCGATGACAGTGTGGGCCTTGTCTGCACTCCTTCTACCGCCTCTACTCCGGGCCGCGATGACTTTGCACACCTTCCGCAGTTCTGGTGTCTGGAAGTTGCCGCCGAAAAGAAGGAGGACGGCAGCCACGAAATCTTCTATGTCGAGCATATCGACGATTTGGATGATGTACGTTCTGGCGAACATCTGTGCTGGGTGCTCCAGAAGAATACCTTCGTCCGCGAGTGGCGCGAGAATGGATACCAGCACCTCCAGATGAAGTGCCACCAGACCACTGGTTTCAAGCAGTGGCGTGAGGGCAAGGACCGCACCGGACATGTATACGCATATATGGCCCACCCGAAATACTATGCCGGTAAGGTTGGCGGCAAGGCTTCCTGCGGCACTGGTCTGGCTCCCATCAACTACACCAGCCATACCTCTGGCGTAGCTCTGTGGCGCACCCGTGGCACCCAGTATTCTGGTGCTTCTGGAGCCATTGCAAAGTTCCTCGACCGCATGATGCGCCTGAAGTACGCAAAGAAGGGCAACTCCGGCACCATTGAAGGCTGCTCCTCCTACAACTACCAGTACAAGGCAGCCGTGGCTGAGACCGGCGCAAAACGCTTTATCCTGACCACCGCACAGGCTGCAAACCTGTTTGTCGGCAGTGCTATTTCCATCGGCACTGATACGGACGGCTCCACTGACCGCAACGTGGCTGATGCCCACGATATTGCAACCGAGGTTCGCATCACCGCCATTGAGCCTGTCACCATTGAGGAGGCCCAGTATTCTGCTGTCTATGTGGATGTCGCGGAAGCCTTTGACACCGTGAAGGACCAGACCCTGCTCAGCACCATGCCTTACTTCTCCGGCTGGAATGACGATGTGCAGGGCACCGATGGCAGCAAGTACAGCGCTACCTCTGGCAAGGAGCCGGGTCTGCTCCAGAAAATCGAGTTCCAGAACGGCTCCTATCTGATTATCAGTGACGAGATTTGGCAGTGGGGCAAGGATTCCAATGAGGACTTCACCCTCGACTGCTACGTCTGCAAGGACCAGAGCAAGGTATCTGGCACGGCTGTCACTGAGGATTATGTCAAGCAGGAGGGCCTCACCCTGACCTTCCCCAAGGACAACACCAACTGGCGTTGGCAGTGGATTGAGGACACCGACTGCGGCGATGTTGAGTGGCCTTCCGGCGTGAACGCATCCGGCAGCGGTGTCGGCTGTAAAGCTGGCCTCTATGTCCGTCCCGCTGCCTCTGGTCTCCGTGCCGGTTGGGTCTGGGGTGACCTCGGTGGCGGTGGCGGCTGCGGCGTGGCCTGCCGCGGCTCGGTCGCTTCGCTGGGTGGCGCGATCTGGGGCGGCTCTCTGGGCGCGGATGGTTTGAACGGGTAACGAGCAGGGTGAATTGTCCGGCACCGCCCGGACAAGAGGGGCCGCAAGCCCCTCTTTAGTGTAACTGCATTCTCAGGATTTTGCAAAACCCTGAAAAGGGTGCTGCGGTGTCAGGGAGCTGGCCTCAATGTCAATCCCGCTGCCTCTGGTCTCCGTGCCGGTTGGCTCTGGAGTAACCTCAATGACGGTGGCAACTGCGGCGTGGCCTGCCGCAACTCGAACAATTCGCTGGGTAACGCGAACTGGAACGGCTCTCTGGGCGTAACTGGATGCAAGGTTAGAAATGGGCGTTTCTCTTTCATTGCACCGCAGTATCCTCGCTTATGTGCGAAAATTGCCTGAAACCGGCAGCGGCTGGTACCGTAAGGGAAGGCTGCTGATAGCAACCAGATGCTTTTTATCAGAAAGGTGGAAATACCACGATATCGAAATGCAAACCCGCCGAGGTAAATGTTGAATCGGCAAAATTCAATCTGCCTGCCGTTTTCCGAGCTTTTAGCAAGGGAAAGCTGGGCAGAGCTGACTTTCGGCGTGAGCTGATAAAGACAGGTTATATCACAAAAAATGAGCTGGCCCTCGAACGACTGGACAAGCATGGCTGTATGCCAAAGACTGCCCGCGCCATCCGCGCTTATGATGAGGAGCTGACCGCCTGCATTGTGAGGCGTGACCTGAACCTTTTGCCGATTCGCTGTTTTCAGCGTGTGGATGGACTGACCCAAAAGCTGAGGGACATCTGCCAAGAAAGCCCAAAGCAACAGGTTATGGAGTACATCGCAGTGGAAGCTCTGCATCCGCTGTTCCGTGCAAAGTTCCTGCCTGTGCAATATGGCAGTGTTCCCGGCAGGGGGCAGGCCCTTGGTAAACGGAAGATAGAGCGTATCTTGCGAAAAAAGCTCACCGGCAAGACTGATGTTGCGAAAGGGGATGTCAAAAAGGCGTATCCTTCCGTAACTGTCGAGTGCGTGATGAGGCTGCTGCGCAAGGACGTTGGCAAAAATAAGGTGCTGCTGTGGTTCGTGGCTGCCCTGATGGAGAACTATCCTGGCGGCCATCTCTGCATTGGCTCTTATCTTTCCACATGGCTCTTCAACTACGTCATGTCCTATGTTCTCCGCTACATCCTGAGCCTCGAACAGTGCCGCCGTGGGAAGTCTGACCGCTATGTCAAGGCTCTTGTCTGCTACGCGGATGATACCTCCATCTACGGCAGATTTTCGCAGCTTGTGAAGGTCATCAAGAAGGCTACGCGATGGGCGAAAGCTACCCTCGGCCTGAATCTCAAACCCGCATGGCAAGTCTACCACATCGCCTCTTTTGAGGAAGAAAAAGCCATGAAGGAACGCCGGAAAGCTGGATGCTGCCAGCGTACCGATGGTGTGGACATGATGGGCTTTGTGGTCCGTAGGACTTACACCATCATCCGAGGCCGCGTGTTCCAGCGTATCCGCAGGCAGACCTTGAGGGCGTGGGATGATGTGCAGAGGCTGGGCTTTCTTCCGTGGTGGAGGGCTGCCCGCATAGCAGCCTACAAAGGTTGGGTGAAGTATTCCGATAGTGTCCACTTCTCTGTTAAATATAGTTTTTCTAAGCTGCTGCAGCTTGCCCGTGTGAGCGTGAGCCAGCACAACAGGAAGGAGATCATCAAGCATGAGCAAAGAATTTTACGAGAAGCAGCCTGCTGCTGTTGAGGTGTACCCGGTTAGCACCGGCACGGATATTATTCTGCGCCGCGATATTGCCGAGTGTACTGTGACCAACACCGTGACCGATGAGGAAGGCCAGACCTCTGAAGTGAAAACCACCGGCTTTGGCTGCGAGGAGGTTCAGCACCGCTACCGCGGCACCGTGACTGCTGAGGAAGTCGAAGCGAAGTTTGACTACTGGTGGAGCATCGCCAGCGGTAAGACTGAGGACGAAGCCGAGGATGACGATGCCGAGAGTAAGGGCCTGCCTACTCTGGCCGAGCGTGTGAGTATTATGGAGGACGCTGTTGCAGCCCTCGCGGAGGTGATTCTGGATGCTGAATAAGCTTGCGAAGTTCTATGCCACTCAGATCAAGATTGGCAAGATGACCATTGACGAGGTTCCGGCCAAAGTGCGGGAGCTGACCCGGAAGCTGCTGGAAAAAGAGCGGGAGGGCTAACAGATGAGCTGGCCAGACCTGTGTGAAAAGCTGCTCACACTGCTGGAGGCTGCCGGTGCCGACACCTCTGAGGAGCGCGGTGAGTTTGCTGTTCTGGTAGCTGGATGCAGTGCGCATGGCTACCCTCTGGCCAGTGAGAACAGGAGATGATTATTTGGACATCGTAACCTTCCAGCGCGGTGACAAGACTGCGCTGACGAAGAATTTTTCTCTCTATGAGTTCGAGTGCCCGTGTGGATGCACGGCGCAGATGATCGACAGGGAGCTTGTGGAGAAGATGCAGATCCTTCGTGACAAGCTCGGCAAAAAGGTCAAGGTCACCTCTGGCTACCGCTGCGTGAAGCACAACGCCAGCAAAGATGTTGGAGGCAGCAAGCAGAGCCGCCACCTTTATGGCATCGCGGCTGACTGGAGAACCGACAATCGCTCCGTCAACCCGGTTGCGCTGGGCATTTTGGCCCAGAAAGCAGGGTTCGGTGGTATTGGTATCTACTGGCACAGCAAGGCGGCAATCGTACACACCGACACGCGGGGCGGCAAGGCCACATGGCTCTGCACCACGCCGGGCCAGTACCCCAGCACCACCTACAATGCCTTTATCCTGCCGACCATCAAACAGGGATGCTCTGGAGCCGCAAACCGCAGCGCAACCATCATGCTCCAGAAGCTGCTGAAGGTGAAAGCTGACGGGAGCTTTGGGCCTGGCACTACCGCTGCCCTGATGGATGCCCAGCGCAAGCATGGCCTTGTTGCTGATGGCATCTGCGGCCCAAAGAGCTGGACGGCCCTTTCCGGGGCCGACAAATATCTGTAATTGGGGGGGTGATTCCAATGTGGCAATTCATCCTCGAATACTGGGCAGAGTGGGCCTTCGGCCTGCTGAGCGGCGCATTCATCGCCGTTGTGGTGAAGTACAAGGCCATGAAAGAAGGGCTTCTTGCCATCTTGCATGACCGCATTTATCAGGCCTGCCACTTCTATTTGCAGCAGGGGTATATTGATACCCACGGCCTGAAGAATATCGAATATCTTTATCGCAGCTATCACACGTTGGGTGGCAATGGGACTGGAACGGAGCTGTATAACCGCTGCAAGGCCCTCCCCATCCATGACACCGATGTATGGATTCAGAAAGGACGGAACAAAACTATGTCTAACACTAAAATTTCCGCTGGCACTATCGCTCGCACCGCTTGCCTGCTGCTTGCCCTGACCAATCAGGTGCTGTCTGCTCTGGGCAAGCCTGTGCTTCCCATCGAAAGCGAAACTGTGGAACAGCTGGTAACGGCGGGCATTACCACGGTGGCTGCCCTTGTGGCGTGGTGGAAGAACAACAGCTTCACCCGCGCAGCTCTGGAAGGCGATAAGACCTACGACCGGGTGAAGAAGTCCGGCTATTGATGTTTTCGTGGAGCCGCGCAGACATACCTTTTTCGTGAGGTGCCGAAAATGGTCTGGGCCTGAGGTGCTTACATTTTGTTAGCACCTAAAATACCGCTTTTGGTGAATGAGTTCGACCTAAGAGGCCCAAAAAGTCGAACTTAGACCCTGAATTTGCACAAAAACAGCCATTTTCAAGCATTAAGCCTGCTAAAAAGCCGCATTATTGCAATTCGGCCCATTTTCTGGTAAGATGTTCTCACTTGAAAGGCTGCGAGCCTTTGTAGAGAGCGGGCGGCCCTGTGGGGCTGCTCACTCTTGATTTTTCATTTGGCTGCTGCGGCGGCAGGGCCTTCCTCTCAACCGTGCCCGGTTTGAGACGAAAGGCCCCTATATTAGACGAAAATCCCCCTGCTGATACCAAAGCCTCACGTTCCACGCGAGGTATATGTAGGTACAGCGGGGGGATTTTTTTATTTTGCCTGCTCTTCCGGCGCGTCCGGCTCGTAGTCGTTCTGGAATGCCTTGCCGGTGCTGGTCACTGTCTGGACTGTGCAACCCATGAGTGACACGATTTTCAAATAGTCCGTATAGGTGAATGTGCCCCGGCAGAGCCTGTTGCTGAAGCTGTGAGGAGTGCAGCCCATACCGGCGGCGAGTTCCCGGACGGTGGTTCCTGTTTCAGCCATGAGCTGCTTGATAACTTTTGACGCTGACATTTTACGGCCTCCCTTCTGCATCCTATTATACAAGGTTTTATCCCGTTTGGCAATACGAAATCCTCAAAAAAGAGTATCTTTTCTATTGACAATATACCCTCATCGTGGTATTATATCCTCAGAACAAGGGATGTAAACAAGAATTGATGTACTTTAGGAGGTACTTACCATGATGAAGCGTTTTGAAGTCGGCCACACTTATTACGACCAGTATGCTTGTGACCATGAGACCCTGAGCGTTATCAAGATCGTCAAGCGCACCCCGAAGACTGTTGTCTTTGAGCGTCATGGCAAAACCCGCCGCGCAAAGCTGTATGAGGACAGCAACGGTGAGTACATCGTTCCTGACCGCTATTCCATGGCCTGCGTCTACCGCGCAGAACGTGAGCTGGTCGATGGCGAGCCTGCCACCGAAGAGCACATCATCACCGCCGATGTGCCTGAGGCTTGCGGCAACATGGATGCTGCCGACACTGCTGCTGATGTAGAGCAGCCTGATGCCGATAACTCCATCCGCTTTCCGGCTGTGGTTGCTCAGAAGCCCGCACAGGCTCCTGTGGCTGGCTATGCTGTGGCTGATGCTCTTGTTCGCTATACTGTCAAGCAGGCCGTTGGTGTCTTGTTTGGCGGCTGCGAGCTGAGGGCGAAAGAGCTCGACTTCCTGATGGCGTTGACTGACCGCGCCGGAAGGGTGGTCAAGTGATGGCCCTACGCCACCCCTGTTGATGCGCCGCCCCCGGGCGGCATAATAATAAGATGCCCTGAAGGGCAGGAGGAACGAACGATGAAAACTTTTGATGTGTTGCACGATGGCGATAAGGTCTGGAACGAGGACGATGGCACCATGTCCGTGATGTTCTGCGACATCTACGGTGATGGCAAGAAGATCATGTGTCTTGCTGATGACCGCAGTGTTTACCCGGCCGGCCAGTTTGACCCTGCAGATTGGGAACTGCTGGAGAACAAGGAGGGCTGAAAGATGAAGTACGAGAACATGAGCATCGAGGAGTTCGTGCAGGCCACACGCACCTTCCGCGTGGGCGATAAGGTGGGCACCACCTCTGTGCGCAAGTCTGATGCCCCGGCGTATGCTGCCTATGTGAAGGCCCACAAGCCTGAGATTCTGGCCTTCCTGCTGGGGAAGGAAGAAGCCCAGAAGAAGGCAGCCGCAGACCGGCAGGCAAAGATTGATGCCATCGAAGGTCTGAAGGAGCTGGAGGCTGCAAGCGAAGCTCTGTTGAACTACCGGGAAGCGTTCAGCCGGGCCATCGAGAATGACGACCCCATCTTTCCGAGCAAGCCTTCTGTCACTCCTGAGGACATCGAGGCCATGCGCAAGAAATATCCCCGTGCTGCTGCATACCGTGAAGCTGAGGCCAGATCTCTTTCCAGCCACTATGTGCAGGCCGGTGCATACAAGAAGGCTCTGGAGCGCATCATCAATGGCGAGGACTACGAGAAGGCCCTTGCGGATGCAGAATCTGAGTGGAAGGCATATCTCGCCGAACACGTTTGGGATTGAGCAAAAAAATAGGAGCCGGGAAGCTGCTGGAGTGCAGCCGCCCGGCTCTTTTCTTTTTGGATTTTGCAAGGGCTTTTTGACTTTCAAAATCCAAAGTGGGGCCAAAAGTGGGGCCAGAGTATAAAGAAAGACGCTGATTCTTTACGAACCAGCGTCTTTTCTGCATGGAGCGGGCAATGGGAATCGAACCCACCTCCTCAGCTTGGAAGGCTGATATACTAGCCGATGTACTATACCCGCAATTGCAGAAAGAATTATACCATAACTTTCCGCAAATGTCCAGCATGAATTTAGCAGCTGCATAGCTGGGCAGACACAACAAAAAAGCACCGCACATTCCTGTGCAGTGCTTTTCTTTCTGGTGGAGATTACCGGGATCGAACCGGTGACCTCTTGCATGCCATGCAAGCGCTCTCCCAGCTGAGCTAAACCCCCAGATGTTTATCCTCATGCCTGACAACATGGGTTATTATACCAGCCGGAGGGGCGCTTGTCAACGGTTTTTTACAAAAATCTCTCCTCTTTTTTCAGCGGTGCAGTGTGCCCGGAAGCTTTTGACGCAGCTGCGTTTTTCCCGGGCTGCTCTGCCGCAAAAGGCCGCAACATTACCTGTCCCATTTGTCGCACAGAGCGTTGATCTGATCAGCAAATTTGGCCAGATCCTTGTTGGCGCCACCCTCGTTGTGCTCAATGACCCGCAGCAGGCGCTTGCCGGCGCTGAGCAGCCGCTGGAACACGGTAGCGGCGCGGTTTGCACCCTCGCCTGTCCTCTGCTCCACACGGACCTTTGTGCCCTCCTGCAGGCAGACTGCACCCTCGGCACCGATGGCCCACTGCGCACCATTGTAGGGTGCACAGGCGGTAAAGCCCTGCTCGGTCAGGGTGTCCACAAAGCGGTTCTCCACCTCGTCCTCGCCGTGGATCACGAACACCCGCTGGGGCTTTTCCGTAAAGGCGTTCACCCAGCGCAGCAGACCGTCCTTGTCCGCGTGGCCGGACATGCCGGTCAGCTGACAGATCTCGGCCTTTACCTCGATGGGCTCACCGAACAGCTTAACCGAGTCCACTCCCTCGATGAGGGTGCGCCCCAAGGTGCCCACGGCCTGAAAGCCCACGAACAGAATGGTACATTCCGGCCGCCACAGGTTGTGCTTGAGGTGGTGGCGGATGCGTCCGGCTTCGCACATGCCGCTGGCGGACAGGATGACCTTGGGCGTGCGGTCGGTGTTGATCATGCGGGAGTCATCGCTGGTCACGCTGATGCGCAGCCCCGGCACGTTGATGGGGTCGATGCCCTTTTCCAGCAGCGCACGGGTCTGGGCGTCAAAGCAGTCGGGGTCTGTATCCCGGAAGATGCGGGTAGCCTCGGTGGCCAGCGGGCTGTCGATGTAGACCGGGAAGTTGCCGTGTCCTTTGACAAGGCCTTTTTCCTTGATCTCCCGCAAAAAATACAGCATCTCCTGCGTGCGGCCCACCGCAAAGCTGGGCACCACCACGTTGCCGCCCCGGTCAAAGGTGCGCTGCAAAATTTTTGCCAGTTCTGCCACATAGTCCGGCCGTGGGGCGTGGTTGCGGTCACCGTAGGTGGACTCCATGAACACATAGTCTGCCTGTTGGATGTAGGTAGGGTCCTTTATGATGGGCTGCTCCAGATTGCCGATATCGCCGGAGAACACCAGCTTTGTGGTGGTGCTGCCCTCGGTGATCCACAGTTCAATGCTGGCAGAGCCCAGCAGGTGCCCCACGTCCACGAACCGTGCCTCGATGCCCGGGGCAAGCTCGATACGCTTGCTGTACTCCACACCCCGGAACAAGCGGCAGGCGGCTTCGGCATCCTGTATGGTGTACATGGGCTCCACCGGCTCTGCGCCGGCGCGCTTGCCCTTGCGGTTTTTCCACTCGGCTTCAAACTCCTGAATATGCGCCGAGTCCCGCAGCATGATGCCGCAGAGCTCCACTGTGGGGATGGTGGCGTAGATCCTGCCCCGGAAGCCATTGTGCGCCAGCAACGGCAAAAGACCGGTATGGTCGATATGGGCATGGGTGATGAGCACAAAGTCGATCTCGCCGGGGGCTACGGGCAAGGGCTGGTTCTCGTACACATTTTTGCCCTGCTCCATGCCGTAGTCGATGAGGAAACGCTGCCCCGCCGCTTCCAGCATGGTGCAGCTGCCGGTCACCTCGTGGTTCGCGCCTAAAAATGTCAGCTTCAA